TCTAAAGGTAAAACATATAGTGGTGTTCGTGTGTTGATTATGCCCAAGCGACTGCTTGGATCCAAGGCAAAAGAAATATGAAATTCAAAGAATTCCTAACAGAGGCCTCAAAAGAAGGCAAGAACGTTCACCTAGAGCATATTGAGGAAGAAGTTCTAAATCGTGGTGTAGCTGGCGCGAGGGATGCAATCAACTTTTTGCGATCACTAAGAGACATGCTTGCTGGCAACTCAGATGGTAAGGTAAACATCACCACAAAGTGGGATGGTGCACCTGCTGTATTTGCTGGCACTAATCCTGAGAATGGTAAATTCTTTGTGGCTACAAAGGGTATCTTCAACAAGGATGCAAAGCTAAACTACACAGATGATGATATTGATAGGAATCATCCAGGTGAAGGTCTGAATAAGAAACTGAAAGTTGCACTAGCATACTTGCCTAAGATTGGTATTGATGGCATTCTGCAAGGTGATATGATGTTTGCTAAAGGTGATATCAAGAAAGCAACCATTGATGGTGTCAAGTATGTGACATTTCAGCCAAACACAATTGTGTATGCAGTTCCTGAAGACTCTGCACTTGCTAAGTCTATGTTGGCTGCACACATGGGTATCGTGTTTCATACAGCATACACAGGAAAAACAATTGCAGATTTGAAGTCTTCATTCAACATTGATATCGGTAGAATGAAAGCAACTAAAGACGTTTGGTTCCGTGATGCATATTTTGTTGATGCATCTGGTACAGTAACATTTACCGAAAAAGAGACTAAAGAAATCACAGCCATACTATCTCAAGCAGGCTCATTATTTCAGAGAACCAATAGCATGACACTGAATCGTATTGCTACTTCTGAAATATTCAATGTGCAGATCAAGACATACAACAACACTAAAGTTCGTTCCGGCGAACACATCAAAGATACAACGGAACATGCAAAAGGACTGTTGAAATGGATTGAAGACAAGCTCAATAAAGAGATCATTGCCGCTAAGAGAGAAGACACAAAGCTGAAGCGCCAGGCTGAAAAGAATGAGATCATGCGATTCTACAGAAGCAACTTTGCCGAGCTTGTGAAGATTTTTGATATCATGAACATGATCGTTGATTCAAAGAACATAATCATCAAGAAATTACAACAGATGCGTCAAGTCACCGGTGCATTCTTGCGTACTGATACTGGATTCAAAGTTACAAATCCTGAAGGCTTTGTTGCTGTTGATAGACTGAAAGGTAATGCAGTCAAGCTAGTTGACAGACTTGAATTCAGCCATGCCAACTTCACCGCCCAGAAAGCGTGGGACAAATGAAAAAGTTTGATCTGACCAAAATCATGGAAGAATATGGTGATGAAGACTTTGGATTCAGTGCCCAAGAAGATGAAGACTTCACCGCTGTTATTGCTGAGAAAGATGAAACCGTAGAACAATACAAGAAAAGAATGAAAGACTTGGAAAAGTTGATCATTCCTTTCCTGACAAAATTATTGAAGACTGCGGATCAGCCTGTCATCAAATGGCCGAATCGTGGTCCAATGATAGAAGCACAAATACAAAAAATACTAACATTGACGCGAGGCGAGTAATGCAGTCATTCAAAGAACTTGTCAAAGAAGCCGCTTATGCTGGTAACATCGGCATCATGGAGCTTATCAAATTCAAGCAAAAAGCTACACCAGATCAGAAGAAGAAATTTGATGATCATGTGAAGAACAAGCGAACAAAAGATGCTTGGGATATGGTCCAGAAAGTCACTGGAGTTCAACTACATAAGAGTGTGCATGAAGAAAAGAAGTCTCCTAATCCAGACATTCTGCCACCAGCTGGCGCTGGGCAAGAGGGCACAGACTTGCTAGTCAAGCGATACAAACGAGATACGCCAGGTCAGTAACTAACTCAATTATATTATGAACCCATTGATCACAGTCATTACACCAACAACAGGTTCTGCACAACTAGCTGATGCAGTTCGCTCTGTTGACAATCAAACATACAAAAACATCCAGCATCTAATCGTTGTTGATGGAGTTGAGCATTATGAGAATGCAATAGATTCCATCGTTGGATCGCGATATGCTAGTATACTTACATTACCATACAACACAGGTCACAGTCAATACAATGGTCATCGTATCTATGGTGCAATGACTTTCATCGCTGAAGGCGAATATCTGTGCTTTCTAGACCAAGACAACTGGTATGATGAAAATCACATTGAATCGCTAGTCAATCAACTTGCGCGTGGTAATGATTGGGCATACTCATTACGCAAGATTGTTGATCAAGATGGTAATTACATTTGCAACGATGATTGTGAGTCCTTAGGTAAATGGAAGTCTGTCATTGGTGACAATTTCGTTGATGTGAACTGCTTCATGATACCTAAGATGCTGGCATTAGCATTTGCTCCGTATTGGTATCGTAGAGCTAGACATCCTGATGATCAGCCTGAAGTTGATAGAATTCTTTCGGCATTTATGATGGCCAAGGCGAAAACATTTGACACGAATGGTCAATATAGTGTAAACTACAGAGTAGCCAGCCGCGAAGACTCTGTACAAGACTCATTCTTCATTCGTGGTAATGATATGATGCAACAAGAATTGAAAGGAAATTATCCATGGCGAAAGATTTAATCATTGGTGCTTTTAGCAACTACAGCGACTTCAACGTTGTCAAACCTTGGATTAATTCAATCAAAGAAACTGACTTTGATGGTGATGTTGTATTGATTGCGATTGATGCACCAAAGAGTATTGTGCTAGAGATTGAAGATGCTGGTGTGACTGTCATTGAACATCCTAAGCAAGGTAACATGATGATTCACATGATGCGATTCCTGTACATCTATGATTTCCTGAAAAAGTATGGTAACAAATATCGTTATGTTATTACCACAGATGTTCGTGATGTTATATTTCAGAGCAATCCTAGTCTATACATGCAAAAACTGTATGGTAGCAGAGACAAAGGAATTATTGCACAGTCTGAAGCCATTCTGATTCGCCATGAGCAATGGAATCGCGATAACATCATCAAGAACTTCGGCCAATACTTCTATGAAGATATCAAAGACCATGAAGTCTTCAACGTAGGCATTCTTGCTGGCACAACAGAATACATCAAAGACTTGTGTTTTGCGCTATTTCAAATGTCTGGTAATCGTGCGGATTGGGTTGCTGATCAAGCTGCATACAACATGCTACTGAGTTTTAAGCCATGGAATACTGTAACAACATATCTTCCGCTGATGGATGGTTGGGCAGTCAATGCACATGTGACCAATAAACCAGACCAGATGGAACAGTTTGGACCACACTTGCTAGAAGAACGACCATACATGGAAGATGGTGTGGTGAAGACTGCTGAAGGTAAACCTTTCGTTATTGTCCACCAATATGACAGAGTTCCCGAATGGGTCAAATATTACTATGATAAGTATGATGTGAAGATTACAACTGAAACTGATACTGGGTCATCACCTAAGTATTTTACTATTACTACATGAGAGAAAATTATGAGCGAATATCTTGTATTGAATACTAATCCTGCGGATGAGTGGATTTGTTCTGGTAAAGGACTACTGCTTCTTTTGCAAGACAAAGGACCACAAGTCGGCTTAGAGATTGGCTGTGCTGAAGGTCACACAACACACTACTTACTGAAAAATTTACCTGAGTTGGTGTTACATGGCATTGATCCATATGTAAACTATCAGGATTGGAATGGTAGATTCCTAACAGATCGTGTTGACATGCATAAACAAATTTTAGACTACTGTGCCGAGTTCGGTGACAGATTCATCATGCATCGCGATTTCTCAGATAACATGGTCAATCATTTTGAAGATAATTCACTAGATTTTATATTCATTGATGGAATACACACATACGAACAAGTCACAATTGACTGTGAAAATTATTTCAGTAAAGTAAAATCTGGTGGTGTATTCGCTGGTCATGACTACAATGTGATTGAAGGTGTGAATCGTGCAGTCAATGAATTTGCAGCAAAGCATGGCGCCGAAGTTCAAACTTGCCCTAACGATGTTTGGTACTGGATCAAGAAATGAGCGAAACTGTCACCATTGTCACCGCGTTCTTTGATATTGGTCGATCAAACTGGGAAGGCTCACTGAATGGTCAGCCACTGCCACACTATCTCAAGCGTGACACACAAACATATCTGGATAGATTCAAGCGACTAACAGAGCTAAAGAATCCTATCGTTGTCTTCACTGAAAGTAAATTCATTGATACAATCAAGAGCTTTCGTGATGATATCATTTGTGTGCCTTCTGATAATATCTTTGAAGACAACAAACAACTACTGGAACGCATAGCACATATTCAAAGACGACCTGAGTTCATTGCACATCTGAATCAGCCAACAATGCCTGAGTATTGGTCGCCACATTATGTGTTCATAAATTACGCCAAGTCTCTGTTTGTAAACACTGCAATCAAGATGGGTTATGTGCCAACAGGCACTGCTGCTTGGCTAGACTTTGGCTATGTTCGTGAAGATACATTCTGTCCTGCTGGCATGGAATGGAAATTCAACACACAGAATTTGATCAACCTATTCTGTTTCTCTAATCCAGACGAAGCTGAACCCATATTCAATATTGTCAAAACAAACAATGTGTATGTCCAGGGTTGCCATATTGTTGCACCGGTTGACAAGTGGGAGAGAATGGCTAAACTGATGACAAACGCACTGATGAGTTACATGAGCGTTGATTTGATTGATGATGATCAGTCCATGCTGCTAATGTCATACAGATTGTCGCCGCACGACTTCAAGATCAACTATGTCAATCCAGGCTATTGGTTTGTCATATTCAAAGATTTCAATCACACATGAACGTATTCATCGTAACTTCCGCTTTACTGACGACAGGCGGTGCCTTCAATTCTATGGAAAGATTTGATGATACTATAAAGACACTCAAGTCTATTCGTGAGAAAGATCCAACCGCTGATATTTTTCTCGCTGATATCTCGGCTGCGCCACTTGGTGGAATGGCAGATGAATTACAGGAATACTGTAAGATCGTGAGTTTCAATGATCATCGGGCAGTCAAAATGTTTTCATCACATGGATTGAAGAGTCATGGTGAAGTCGTTATTATGATGGAAATGCTGAATTTTCTTTTCAGAAATGGTTTGAAATATGATAGAATTTTCAAGCTATCTGGCAGATATGTCCTTGATGATGGCTTTAACATAGCATTTTATAATGACAAGCAAGGACAATATATTTTCAAACGAAGAAATGCCACATGGATGAATCCTATCGTTATGGGTGCAACCCACTGCATTGATACTAGGTTATATTCTCTCTGTGGCAGTCTTGCTGATGAGTATTTCGGTGTTCTTCATGCTGTATTTGATTGCCTTAGCTTAATGGACACCGAACATGCTCATTTCTTGAGCATTCCTAAGAACAAGTTGATTGAGGTTGATCGTGTGTATTGCACTGGAAGAATCGCCAGAACTGGAGAACTGATCCACGATTGACATTTGTTTTTACTAAATAGACTATAATGAAACTTGCTGTAGAGGCGGAGTAAATGAAATTTAGAGAATATTTAGAAGAAACAACAGAAAAACATGCCGTCCTTGCGTTTGGGCGCATGAATCCACCGACAACCGGTCATGCAAAACTGGTTGATAAAGTCAAAGATGTTGCTAAATCTGTGAAGGGAACACACCACGTTGTTCTATCTCATTCACAGGACGCTGAGAAGAATCCACTCTCAGGTGAGCAAAAAGTCAAACACGCACAACGATATTTTCCTGACACGAATATCACAACCTCCAGTAAAGAACATCCAAACTTTCTAGCTCAAGCATCAAAGCTACACAAAGCTGGCGCTACACACTTGCACATGGTTGCAGGTTCTGATAGAACTGGTGAGTATGAAAAGATTTTGCACAAATACAATGGCGTAAAAGGTACGCATGGATACTTCAAGTTCCGTGGTATCCATGTACACTCCGCAGGCGAACGCGATCCTGATGCTGAGGGTGTATCCGGAATGTCTGCATCCAAGATGCGCAGTCATGCATCAAAAGGCAACTTCAAAGAATTCAAGAAAGGCATTCCAAGTCACGTAGCGCCAGAACACGCTAAAGAATTGTATAGCGATGTGCGTAAGGGAATGCAAGTCAAAGAAGACTTCCGATCACAAATTCAGATGATTCTATCTGAGGGTGTCCACGATAAAGGCATCTTCAAGGCTGTGTTTTTATCTGGTGGTCCAGGCTCAGGCAAAGACTATGTGTTGGATAACACACTCGCTGGTCATGGTTTGATTGAAATCAACTCAGACAAAGCACTTGAGTTCCTGATGGATAAGAACAATCTGGACAAGAAAATGCCAGAGACTGAAGCTGACGCACGAACCCTTGTTCGCGGTAAAGCAAAAGACATGACAGAGTTAAAGCAAAAGCTGGCGCTGTTAGGTCGTAACGGTATCATTATCAATGGCACAGGTGATGATCCTGCAAAGTATGCTAAGATAAAGAAGAACCTAGAAGAGATTGGCTACGAAACTTCTATGGTCGCAGTTGTCACCCAAGATGAAGTTTCTGCACAGAGAAACGTTGAACGTGGGCAAAGAGGTGGTCGTACAGTTCCCGAGAACATTCGTAAAGAAAAGTGGGACGCAGTACACAATTCACGCCCAGATATGGCTAAGTTGTTTGGCAACAGCTACGTTGAATTTGATAACTCTGAAGACTTGCGCACCGCAGCACCAGAAGTTGTCAAAGCCAAAAAAGAAGAAATGGATAAAGTCTTCAAGACTGTTCAAAAGTTTGTGCAAGCACCACCTAAGAACGAACAAGCTAAAGCATGGGTTGCCGGTGAACTACAGAAGAAAGACACACTGCCTATTCCTAAGAAAGGCACAGAACAGTCTCTTCCACACTCCGCTGAGGATGAAAACAAAGCAACCGATGAAGCTAGGCGCCTTGGTCTACAATACTACGGCTATGGCAGATACGGCAAGAATGGTAAAGTCACGCATCACTCAGTTCATGGAACTTTGGTGCAGGATCCAACACACACTGAACAGCAAAAGATGATCAAGAAGACTGCTGAAGTTCCTATGAGTGGAGCTAGTAGCCAGAAGCCCACGCGCAAGAAACCAGTCAAAGAGTCTATCAATGAAGATTTTGAACTACTATTCTGTGAGAATATTAGTGGTGAAAGAATAGTTGTTAAAGACGGAGCTACATATATTGCATCAGGTAACAAGCCTAAAGTATATGCAATACGAAACAATGCTGCTAAAGACGCACACACCAAAGGCGGTGAAGTGGTTAAGTCAGACAAAGGTTACATAGTTAAATTAAAGGAGAATGTAAATGTTGAAATTTGTGAAAAGTTTCTTTGTGAAGAGCAAACCACCAGTGGAACCAGAGCCACAACCATTACCGAAGGTAGAAGCACCAGTGGTAGTACCGGAGCCAGTCGTAGTACTGGAGCCAGTGGTAGTACCGAAGCCACAACCATTACCGAAGGTAGAAGCACCAGTGGCAGTACCGGAGCCGAAGCCAGCACCAAAAACATCCAAGAAGCCAGCCGCTATAAAGGCAAGCTCACCCTCTCGCAAGCCAAAAGTTCATTCAAAGAAGCCATCGACAAAGGCGTAGAAACTGGTATGTCTATGGCGGCTGGTGGTGAAGGCATTGGGCGCGACATGGGCGAAATCAATGACAAGAGTGGTAAAGTGAATCCTCTGAAGAAGAAGCCAGTTGCTGAAATGGGTGGAGATTCAACCACAGCTTCAATTGGCGCACAAAAACAAGATGAACTCAGTAAACGGGGCATATCACTTAGCACGTTCAGAGGAAAGAATTACCTATGAAAAACTATAAAGATTTTGTCAATGAAGCTGGTCGCTGCTGGAAAGGCTATAAACCTGTTCCAGGTAAGAAAGCATACTCACCCAATTCTTGTATGAAAGAAGAAACTGTAGTGGAAGCCGCAGTTGACGCTAAAGGACTGAAGAGTTCTACTGGTGGTCTAACTCAAAAAGGTCGTGACTACTACAATAGAAAAGATGGCGGCAATCTAAAAGCACCAGTTACAACACCACCATCAAAATTGACACCAGGCAGTAAAGCTGCTAACCGTCGCAAATCATTCTGCGCTAGAATGGGTGGAGTGGAAGGTCCGATGAAGAAACCGAATGGTGAACCATCTCGTAAAGCTCTTGCTTTGCGAAAGTGGAATTGCTAAATGGCTAACAAAACATTCAAATTAACTGCCGACAAGATGGGCGGTCGCCAAGCATCTGATTATATTGGTAATGAAGGTGAGATTTTTTATGATCCAACAACTACTTCATTAAGAATGTCAGATGGTTCTACTGCTGGTGGACTATCACTTGGTGAAAGTAATCCAGTATTTGGTTGCTTTCACAAAGTAGCAGATGTAGTAGCAACGGAAGCCAACGCAGCATTTTCATTTGACTGGTTTAATAATACAACAGCCCATGTCAATACGCAGGGTGTCACTGTAACATCAGGTCAGCCCACTCAAGTGACTTTCAGTTCTGCAGGCAATTATTTGATAACAGTGGAAATGCTGGTTAAAACTACTGGCAACGCACCACGTGATGTGTTTTTGTGGTTGGCAAAAAACAATAATAACGTAGCAGAATCTGCGGTCAAAATAGAAGTTAGACAAGGTAGTGTAGAAACTCCAGTGTATGAATACATCAGTAAGCAATGGTTAGTGGACGGTATCGCTGCGGACGATTATCTGGAATTGAAATTTGCTGTTAGTAGAATCGACCTTATGAAATTAGAATATACAGCAGCGCAAACTACTCCATATGCAAGACCTGCATTACCAAGTGCAATATTAACTATTGCGAAAATTTAAGACAATAAAGGAAAAACATGTTCAATGATAAAATTCTAAAATCAGTGGCCGAAGCAGTGAAAGCTGTTGTGGACGAAGCACTGAAAGGCGATCAACACAAGATCGACAAAAACAAAAACGGCAAAGTTGATGCACACGACTTCAAGTTGTTGCGCAAAGAAGAAGCCAAGAAGCCTGTTAGCCCATTTGACTGGAAGAATACTCCACGCCAAACTGCTGAGAAGGGTGAGAAGACTGGTCATACAGCCAAGAAAATCTCTACAGGCACTGTGTACACTAAGAAGTATACAAAAGAGGAAGCATCTCAAGAAGAGTTCAACAAAGAAATCAAGATTGCACAAGACAAGTCTATTGGCAAGAGCAAAGCTCAAGTTGCAAAGCCTGCTGTGCAAGCTGTTCAGAACGAACAAGTTGAGCAACTAGATGAACTGTCTAAAAAGACTCTTGGTTCATATGTAAAAAAAGCAGCTTTTGATTTGGGCCAGAAAGGTATTAGTGCTGGTCAGTATGCTGCTAAGAAAAAGTGGTCTCCCATCACAAAAAATATGAATAAGAGAACGGATTCTATTGTCAAGGCCACAGACAGACTGACCAAAGAAGAAGTTGAGCAACTAGATGAACTGAAAAAGTCTACACTAGCATCTTATGTCAAGAAAGCATCTCATGATGTTGCACACAAGGGTGCATTGACTCGCCAATTCGCTAATGATTCTGCTGCTGCTAAGAAAGATTCAAATTATTGGGATGCAAAGAAAGCTGACGACAAATCCAACAAGATGTTTGCTAAGTCTTGGAAGCGCCGCGAAAACATGGGCAAAGCTGTTGATCGTCTAGCTAAGGAAGAAGTTGAGCAAGTCGCGGAGGCAAAATTCGATCCAATGAAGCATATTGACAAGAAAAATCAAACTCCTGCAATCAAGACTGCCGCCAAAGATGTTAAGCGTTCAAGCTATGCTGACCGTGCCGCATTGATGAAAGCTGGTGGTGTTAAAGATGACCGTGGTCCACGTGGTGTCACACAGGAAGAAGTTGAGCACATTGAAGAGCGTTCACTGTCCACTAGCGAAAAGGCTGCAATGGAAAAGAATGTCAAAGGCATGAAGAAGAACATTGCTGGTTTCAAAGAGCGTTATGGCAAAGATGCTAAGTCTGTGATGTATGCGGCAGCCACAAAGCAAGCTAAGGGAGAGTAATATGAGAAGTTTCAAGCAGATCGCAAGTCTTGTCCGCGGTGAGGACGTTTTGGAAGAGGGTAAAAAGTCTCTTGGAACAGGATGGATGTTGAAGGCTGATCCAAAGTTAGGAAAAGCTGTCAAAGATAAGATAGACCTTGCTAAAAAACGTCAAGCAACTTATGGTGATAAATCTGCCGGCAAATCCGTCAAAGAAGAAACCATTGAAGAAGCTGGTCTGTGGGACAACATTCATGCCAAGCGTGAAAGAATCAAGAGCGGCTCAGGTGAACGTATGCGTAAGCCTGGCTCAGAGGGTGCACCATCCGAAAAAGATTTGAAAAACTCACAGACTAATGAGGAAGTTGAACTGACTGAAGCTGATGGTAAAGACTATCACTCGGTGCATGTCAATGGTCGTCACTGGAAGACATTTGATACTAAGTCTCATGCAGAGAATGTTGCAAAGAAAGTCAAAGGCGCCACAGTACACAAGTATGATGCTGAGAGACTACAACAGAACTATGGTGCAAAAGCTGCTGCTAGAAATGCAGCACGTGGTAAGCAGTGGGATGAATCTGTTGAAGTTGAACAACTAGATGAAATGCCAGGTGCTAACATGGACACCCGTGCTGTACATCAACACCTGAAGAAGCGTGGTTGGAAACTTTCACGCACATCTGGCAGCCATGATGTATACACACATCCAGAAGCAAAGCATCACATTCCAGTTCCACGCCATCGTCAATTGAAGGCACCATTGGTTAAAGGTATTTTGAAACAAGCTGAAATCAATGAGCAAGCTGAATCGGATACCACCGAAAAGACTGAGATGGCTCAAACGCAACTGCATTTCATCAAGTATGCTGCTGAAGAAATTCTTGAGTTCATTGAGATGGGTGGTGAAATTGAAGAGTGGTATCAGAACAAACTATCTAAAGTTCAAAGTGATGTTGAATCTCTACACTCATACATTGAAGGTGAGTCTCGCCGTACAGGGATGAAGGAAGAAGTTGTGACGGAAGGCGCTGCTCCTTCTAAAGAGCAAATAGTATCAGTCAAACACAAAACAAGCGGCAAAGAACTACGTGTTACTAAACAATCAGTAGAAAAATACAAAGCAATGGGTTATCATCCTGTGAAGGAAGAAGTTGGAGTGGATGAGGCTGTTACATATGGTGCAGTAACACCCACAATGAAAGCTAAATCTAAACAGGTATTCAATGCAGGCGTAAAGCATGGTAAAGAAGGTGCCGAAAAAGATAAAAAACACATGAGTAGTTTATTGTTCAAAAAAACATATCTCAATGGATATAAGCAAGGGATGAAGGAAGAAGTTGATCCTGCACATAAAAGAATTCTAGACAAAGCGAAGACCAGCACACCTAAATCACCTAAAGGCGAATATGATCGCAAGGTTGAAAAGTATCTCAAGAAGAAGCATGATATGAAAGAAGAAGTTGAGCAGATTGGTGAGTTGTCTAAGAAAACTCTTGGCTCTTATGTCAATAAAGCAATGGACAGCGCAAGAGAATTGCCGGGTGCTGGCACGAACGCTGAAGCGAGTAAGAAGACAAAACGATACGCTGCTGTTTCTGCTGCTGCATATCGCACACAAGGTCTTGCGCCAAGAAAAGGTACTGATATGTTTAAGAAGTACAAAGCTGAGAGTGTTGTGGCGGAGGATAATCTTTCTGAATTGAACAAAGACACAGTTTATTCTTACGCTAAAAAAGCGGATAAAGACCAAGATAAACAATCTACCATCACTGGCAAAGCCTATCTAGACAATGATCCAAAAACTGCAAACAAAGCACACCACAAATTTTCAATGCGTGCTGCCGGATTAGACCGTGCTGAAAAACGGTTGAATAAAGAAGGTGTGGCGGAAGAAGTTGGTCAAACTAGCAACTCCAACGAGAATCCAAACGCAGGTCGTTTCACATCTGGTCCAGCTAAGAAGCCTATGAAGCCAGCAACTATCATTACTGCTGAACAAACTGCAACAGACTTGGGCAAAGAACGCCAAGAAGTTCCATTTGATGGTCCTTATGTCAAAAACACAAAGAAAGCGACAACAGACAAGTCTGGTGCAAAACACACAGCAATGTCTAGAGTCAAGCATCTTGCTAAGATGGCAGCACGTAAACAGGCCGGGCTAAAGGAAGAGCAAGAACCAGAAGATTCTTATGAAAAGACTAGCACACCAGCAAGACGATCACTATCTAAGACTGCTGGCATCGTAAAAGATTTGGCTAAGAATTCTAAGTCATCTAGCAAAGAGAAAGCTGATACATTTCAAGCTGAACCCGAGCTTTCATCACAGATTATCAAAACATAAATAAACAATAACAAAAGGAGTCATAAATGGCACTATGGTCAAGATCAGATTCAAGCAACGCAGCACCAAAACATGCAGGCGTTGCCGCTACTAAAAATGCAACCGGAGCAACATTGTTCGGTAACACAACTATCGGTGTATTTACTGATAAGCAAGCTGTGGGTATCTTCGGTGTTGATACCACCGAACAGGGCGTTGCAGCTAATCCAAAAGGCGCACACGCGGGTTGGGTTGTTGTAAAGCAAGGCACAGGTCCTGTTGCAACTATCTCAGCGAACGCAAGTTCATACTCACCTGATGGTAATTTGTACATCACATTCACTGGTGGTGGCACAGGCAATACATCAGCTAATGCACAAATCGTTACAAACGGTGCAAAGTTAATCACTGGTATCACACTGACAACTGGCGGTAACTACTTGGCTGCACCGACAATTAGCGCAGTGCCAAACTCTAACGTAGCAATCACAATCACCATGGGTGGTCGTGTTGGTCGTGAACACACTGAGACTCTTGTTGCTATGAGCAGCATCGGTACTGGTGGTGTTGCAGACGCCGAAAACGCAGTGTTTGCAAATAGCTAATGAATTTCAAAGAATTCATCACAGAGTCAATGGAAGGTGGAGATGAAGTCTCCATCGATCCTGTGACACAGAATAACCTCAATCTGATGTTGATGGTTGAGCTAACTCAGCCTGTCTTGACACCAGAATCTGGTATCGCAAAGATTCGTAAAATACTTTATCTTGAGGGAATCGCATTTGAGTCCCTTTATGATTTGAACACTGAAGGTGAAGAATTAGCAACACACTTATCTGGCGATAGTTTTCTGTATATTCTGTATTATCCAACGGATGATGGATACTATGATTTTTATGCTGAAATTATGGATGAAAGTGCTGTAGAACAAGCAATGTCTGAACTTGAAGGGGAAGACGAAAGCTAAAATGTCTTTTGATGATTTGACCAGTGAGAACGTCCTACTATATGCAGTCAAGGCTTATGATAAGCCTAACTGTATTATGAGTGAGTTCAAAGAAGACATGAAGCGGTTCAATTATTTGAAACGCTTGTTCTATAGGTACAGAAAAGAGGGTGAGATGCGTGAGCGTCTTGTCATCAATCACCTGATAGTGTTGTATAATGTTTTTGGTGTTGAGGTTGCAACTAGATTGTTGTTTTATCGCATACACAAAGAAGATTATCATACACTCAAAACATACTTGCTGTTTCTAAACTACATGCCAAGTATTGTGAGAGGTATCAGAGGACAGAACATTATATCATCCGACATAGCTGTGGACTTGAAAGTTGCTGAAGTTCTTAGGGAAATAAAATGACAATAAAAGAAGATGCACCAACAAACTCTGTAGCTGGTGGTAATGTAGCTGGTATTGGTGTGCCAAACCCTAATATTCCAAATCAAGCTGAACCAGGTATCAAACGTAAGAAGTTTGCGGGCTCAACCGTGTTCACTGTACCATCAAAGTCATTTGTCATGGCTAAGATGCTCAAGCGCAAGGGCGCTAGATTTGAGTCATATCTCGGTGATCCTGATGTGTCCAAAGAAATTGCAGACTATGCCAACTGGAAAGAAGGCATTGTTCTAGAAGACGAACAAACTGGCGCTATGGTCTATCTGAGATACGGTAGAGGCAACTAAAGTGTGGATTTTGGAATGGCTTCCTAGCTGGATTTTCTATGCTTGCTTTTTTGCTGGTGTGTTAGGTCTTGCTGCAACTTTTGTGTTGAAGTTCATTCCAGCCATCTACATCTATAAATCTCCAATACAAATAGCATCCATCATTCTGATAGCATTTGGCACTTACATGGCTGGTGCTATCAGTAATAATGAAAAATGGGAAGCAAGAGTCAAAGAACTTGAACTCAAGATTGCCGGCGCGGAAGTAGCCGCAGCTAAAGTCAACACAGAGATTGTTGAAAAGGTTGTGGTCAAGCGTGAGTATTACAAAGATCGCGGCAAAGATGTTATCCAATACATAGATCGTGAAGTTGTCAAATATGATGAACGATGTGTGATACCAAAAGAATTTGTGGAAGCACACAACAAAGCTGCTGAGGTAGCCAAATGAAAACATTGATGTTGTGCTGTGTGATGACACTACTAATGGGCTGTTCAACAACAGTGCCAGTAGCAGCAAAATTTCCTGAACCACCAGGCAAAGTTATGATGGAACAATGTCCTGATCTAAAGAAGCTGGACGGCGAACCAAAATTGAGCGATGTGTCCAAGACAATCACTGTGAATTACACTGAATATTATGTTTGTGCTGTCAAGACAAGCGCATGGATAGAATGGTACAATAAACAAAAAATAATATTTGAGAGTGTAAAATAATGGAACTAACAAAAGACCAACTGAAAAAACTTCTTCCGAAGAATCCATATATTGATAACTGGCATTCTGCGCTATCACAGTTATTTCCAGATTACAATATCAACACACCACAACGTATTGCGGCTTTTGTCGCACAATGTGCCCATGAGTCCGGTAACTTCATGGTACTCAGAGAGAATCTGAATTATCGTGCGCCAACTCTACGCAAGATTTTTCCAAAGTATTTTCCGACTGATGCCATGGCCAACGAGTATGCAAGTAAGCCAAACAAGCAAGAAGCTATTGCTAATCTGGTGTACGCTAATCGTATGGGCAATGGTGCACCAGAAACTGGTGATGGCTGGCGCTATGCAGGCAAGGGCTTGATTCAATTGACAGGCAAGAGCAACTACACATGGTTTGCTGAGTCTCTACAAATTTCAGTAGAAGATGCATCCGAGTATCTGTTGACGTTTGAAGGTGCTGCACAATCAGCTTGCTGGTTCTGGGAAACAAACAATCTGAATCAGTGGGCCGATAAAGGTGATATCGTCACATTGACAAAACGAATCAACGGTGGTACTATCGGTCTTGAAGATCGTATCAAGCATTATGAACATGCACTGCATGTCTTGGGAGCACACTGATGAATCGTGATGTAAAACTATTCAAATGGCTTGGAGTATTTTTACTCATACCCATAGCATTAGCTATTTTTGGTGGTGATAGATTTCGTTACCCATGCCAAAATCCAGAAAACTGGGACAAAGAAATATGTAAATTGCCAACGTGTGATGTGACAAGAACTTGTCCTCAGCATATATTTAAGGGACAAAGAGACCCTAGATTAGGACCACTAGATGAAAATAAAAATGTTATTGGAGCAGTTGCGCCAGCGCCTGCAATTTGCCCAACGCCCACAAAAGGAGAAGCCTGTGCAAAATGAAGTAATGTATACTGAAGAGCAATTGATGGCCCGATTGAAGTTTTTCATCGGCGTATGTCTTGCACTGACACTAACTGGTATTGTGTTTGTTGTGTTGTACTCACTAATTTTTGTGACACAACCACTGAATGCTATCAGCCCAATTGACCAAAAATTCTTTGAGTTGATTGTTCCTATTGCAACTTTCTTGACTGGTACACTATCTGGCATTATGCTTGCTGGTGGCACTAAAGAAGAGACTGATGCTAAACTTGCTATGATGAAGCAAGCTCAAGACAATGCCAATTCAGCAGCTAAGAATACTGTTGAGTTTGCTAAGACGCAAGCTGAGCCTGTTAGAGCACCTGTTGCAAGAACAGAACCATCATTCAACGTTGAAGCACCTATGCCAGCTGGTCAAGTTATTGTTGGCTTCGGCGGCAAGCCAGCACCAGCACCAGCACCACAGCCGGAACTATAATGCTAAAAGGAATGCTAGACGACTCAAACAACAAAACTCTTAGTAGTAAGAGAGTTGTGACTTTTCTAGCATTTATGCTATGTGGTATCGCATTCATTGCTAACCTGTTTTGGGGCTACCAAGTTGAATCATACATGTTTGAGGGCATGATATACCTAGCAATGGCTGGTCTTGGCTTCACAGCATCAGAGAAATTTGCATTTATAAATAAGAAAACGGAGAACGACTTATGAAAAAACTCATCGCATCAATTATGCTGGCCATCGCACTGAGCCCAGCATATGCAACAGACAAAGAGCCGGAAACTAAACGTGTTTGCGTTGAAGAAAAAGATGCAAAAACTGGTAAAGTAAAAGAAGTTTGCAAGACAATCAAGATTCATAAGAAACTTGAAGGCACCAAAGTTCCTGAGAAAAAGTAAATCATGGCCACCACCGTAGAAAGAATTGGTATCGTTGAGACCAAGGTTGAAAACCTCAGTGAGAAACTTGATGAATTAAAAGTGGATGTAAAAGACATGCATGATTGTCTTGATAAAACACGCGATGATTTAAAATCCGATCTTGAAAAAATGTATAATGCTTCCTGTGATCAGCATGAATCATTAGCTAAAGAGATTAGATCACTTAAAAATTTGAAGGATCGTTGGACTTGGATGGCCGCGGGTGGATTGGCTGTCGGCGGTTGGGTGGCTGGGCACTCAGAAAAACTCCTATCACTGTTTACCTAATTATCACAAAAACATTAGGTAAATTATTCAGTTGACTTGACTTTTTGGTGGATGTGTATATAATGTATAGCTATGAGTCTGTCCACCGATCTATCATTCGTTCAACGAATCACACACCGTTTTAATAAGTATCAGCGCAAGTCTGATTACCTATTCAACGTCCGTTGTCCTCTATGTGGGGACTCACACAAAAATAAGGCCAAGATGCGTGGGTATATCTACCGACGCGGAAATGGTCTTTTTTACCTTTGCCATAACTGTGGTGAAAGTATGTCTCTTGGTAATTTTATCAAGCGGCTTGATGGTACCATCCACAAAGAATATGTCCTAGAAAAATACAAGTCCGGTGAATATAATGGCGCAGCAACTCGCCGAACGCTGTTTGATGTTCCTGTGACCAGATTTGGTAAAGTAGAAAAAAAGATTTTTGATAATGCTGAACGATGTGATAAACTACCCGACCAGCATTTCTGTGTTTCATATCTGAAGAATCGTAAGATTCCACTTGAGCATTACAAAAATATATACTTCACTGCAAACTATAAAAAGTTCTGTGATGAGGTATATCCTGAGCATGGCAAAGATAAGATCACTGCTGATGCAAGGTTAATCATACCATTCTATGATTCGTATAATGCACTGATCGGTGTCTCTGGTCGTGCGTTAGTGACTGCTGACTACAAGTTGCGATATGTCACCATCAAGACAAATACCAGTGAAAACAAACTAATCTATGGCTTAGATCGCATAGATACATCTCAACTCATAAAGGTTGTTGAAGGACCGATTGACTCGCTGTTCTTGAACAATTGTGTTGGCTCTGGAGACTCCAGTTTGTCCATCACCGCAAAGCAATTGAATGCTGAAAAGACTGTCCTGATATATGACAATGAACCGAGAAATAAGGAAATTGTCAATCTGATGGGCGATGCAATCAAGCAGGGTCATAACATCGTTGTATGGCCCGACACCGTAGACGGCAAAGATATCAATGAGATGGTCATGAAC